AGACTATCAGCACATTACGGCTTAGGTCATATGATGTGGAACGTAGGTTCGCTTCATGTGTACGAGCGTCACTTCCATCTAGTGAACGAACCGAAATGAGTGACGTATGGCATCATCGATACATCTCTCTCGCTAGAGAGATCTCAAGTTGGAGCAAGGATCCAAGTCGTAAGATAGGTGCCGTAGCGATCGGTAAGAAAGGTCAGGTACTATCACAGGGGTACAACGGGTTCCCTCGTAACATACTTGACTCCCGTTATAGGTACGACGATCGCGAGATAAAGTACAAGTACGTGGTGCATGCTGAGATGAACTGCATATATAACGCTACGTATAACGGTGTTTCTTTGGATCAAGCAAGCCTATACGTTTGGGGCTTACCCGTGTGCTCAGAGTGTGCAAAGGGTATCATACAGGTTGGAATCAAAGATGTATTTTGGTCGACCGATAAGGAGATCCCTCAGGTTTGGAAAGACTCCATGAACTTTACGACGACGATGTTTCAAGAGGCAGGGGTAAACTTTACAAGGTTGACTAACATCTATGGTATCGGTGACTGAATTCTTAAACCTTCGTGATGATAGTGATGTGCTCATACTCGGTCAATGCCCATCGACCAACACTAAGCCTAAGGCAAACGGTACGTACAATCGTCTTAAGTCTTGGTGTGATGGGGTAGGTATCGAGTCATTCTCCTTCCATAACGTAATCCCTAACAAGGTAAACAGCTACGACATCAACGACGTAGATGTAGCAGCGTTAAAGCAAGCAGTGAATGGTCGTAGGATGATCATCGCTTTAGGTGGGTTTGTGGAACGTGTCTGCAAGAAGCATGGGATCACTTGCTATAAGATCGACCATCCGTCTCCACGTAACCGTAACCTGAATAGCGCTAAATATGAACACGATATGTTAGATCGTTTGAGAGGATATGTTGATGCGAATCGAACCAACTGAGTACTATGATGAGTACCTACGCTACTTTGAGTTAGCGACTAAGCAACAAGAACTATGTAACTTTGGGACTGTATCACATCTACAGTCAAACATAGGTGATGACCTTATGCATCACGTTGAGCTGTATGATGTGGTCGAGCGCAAGTACGCAGGGTTCTCTCAGATAGTTAACGACTGCTTCTACGGTTGGACAGAAGCACATCCTTATTGGAAGAAGATGGAAGGCGGTCATGCCACGATACAGAGACAGATCGTAGCGCATGATTGGACTGGTAAGCATGCAGACTTTAAGTTACCAGAATGGTTATACCTGTTCATCCTTCATCGTGTCACCGGTTCGGCCATCAACTACTCAACGAAACCTTCAGGTTACCATAACACCATCATCTTCCATCTACACGAGTCCCGTACCATCGAAGACATGGTAAGGATCGTCAACAGTTACCATAAACCTTTCTACACCTCTATCGGTTACCAGTTCCCGTCGTTCCCAAAGCCTCCGGACGGTAGCAGCTATAAGCGAGGAGGAGACTACTACCTCAGCGAGTATGCTCCTAGGTTGGCGCGCGAGATGGCAGAATGGCTCGAGAGCGGAGGGAAGAGGGACATCCGTGAGATCGGCAGCTTCATGCTTGATTGGAACAAAGCTAATGGCTTGCGACAGTATTTTTTCCAGTATGCTGCTGTCGTGGCAGACGTCGCTGATTGGTACCCGCAGTATGTAAACAGGGAAACCATGTTCTACTACGGCAGTAACGCTAGGGAATGCATCTCATACCTCGCAAAGCCAACGGTTAAGATGTCGCAAGACGAGTTCTTAGACGAGGTGATGACTAAGATCTATAACGATACTGGTTCTTACCCTTACAACGCAGAAGACGTGTGCTGTGACTTCATCAGGTGGGTTGAAAACTATGTGAAGCCTGGGGCAGACTACGACCATCTAAACTTTGATGCCGTATGGTCATCATGTAAGATAAAGGACCACCCTTACGGCAGACAAAAGGCGATGTTAGACCTTGGGTTGGTGGATACGTTCAACACGATGACAGCGCATCCTTCAGATGATTACGTCATAAAAAAAGCCGGGTTAACGGTAGAGGAGTATAAGGAGAGATGCAGACAGATCTTATGAACTTTAGTGATGATCCTTATGAGAACATATCATACGAAGGCACCTGTCAGGTTGAGTTGAAGAACGGCAAACCAACACGAAGTTGGATGAAGGATTGGTCGTTGGAACAAAGGCTTGACAAGTTCTTCGAATTTTGTCGTGTGTTCGATTCGCGAAAAGATAAGCTACTTAGGGAAGATTACCAGATATTCTCGCATAGGTTGCATTGGCATGAGCACCCGTTCTGTGACGTCATGAAAGACGTGGAGGATCCACGTGATAGGTTGTACTACACGTTGGTATTCTCTTTCAGCAATGAACATTGGGGAACTTTGACGAACTTGATGAAGAACGGAGAAGACTACTGTCGTCAGCTGTTCAAAGAGACAAGACATGCTCGTAACGACTTGTTCCAGATCTATTACCCTAAAGGTACCAACGTAAAGGAATGGTTGCTCACAGGTCCTAAGCGTGCGGCTGACGATATGTATCATGTACTCGTGGACGTCAAGAAGCCATACACGATGATGCAGTTCGCGAAGATAATGGAAGCTTACTTCAAGAAGGAACAGGGCTTCAGGAGCCCACTCTACCCCTGTAAGAATACTGCTCGTTACATCGCTATGGCATACCCACACCTTGTCGATCCTGAGTCTGTACTATTTGGTGGAACAGGCCACTTCGACGGTATGCAACAGATATTCGACGGTCAAAACTTAAATGGTAAAGTAGGGTATAATATAGACATGGATGGAAACTTTGTTCCTACAAATAAGAACGGGGAGCTGTGGTTAGAACAGATGCGAGCGTTGGTCCTAGACCCTCGAAATCCAATGAGAGAGCAGAAGTACCTAAACGTAGAAGACAAGACATGCTTCTTCTATAAGCACATAGCTATAAATCATGGTGTCAAGCGACCAACGTCTCGCATCCCCTACACTTGGATATTTCCTGCGGAGTTTAGTCTTAAGCTATGAACGTGATCACCAACCCTATCAGCAACATCCCTAAACTCGCCAACTCGCACGTGCGTGGTTGGTCCCAAGTTTGGGCTGAACAGCTTAACGCTACTATAGATCATAAGTGTAGCACAAGCATACTTGATGCCGACATGGTATACATCGAACATGGTGTAAACTTTGGTGGCACACTTAACCTATTTGGCGGTGCCACACAAGAGATCTTTGACAGGATCAACACGCTCCTACAATGCAAAAATGTAGTATCGCTAGATTTTGATATGCCTGATTGGGGAGATCAGTTAAAGAAACGGATCGGTGCAGCTACCACACACGTTGGGATAACAGAACAGTGGTGTGATATGCTGTCTAGCTGGTGTAAAGGCAACGTCCCATCGTTCAAACAAGAACAAATCTTTTGGTTAAGTGGTGTATCGATAGGAGATAGCCATACGCCTGCGTTTTCTCGTAAAGATGATGTTGTGTTGAGGGAGAACGGAAAGACACTGTTCGGGTCCCTTCGTCGTGGGCTGAAGAAAGAGTTTCGTACGATGGTTATCCCATCTCAACAGATTACGTTCTCTTTCGGTTCGATCGATATCCGTCACCATCTTCTTCGGCACAAAGATAACCTTGAAGAGATGATCAAGGAGTATGTAAGACAGGGTCAAGAGATCGAGAAGGAATACAACGCTGATGTGTGGTACTCTGCTCCAGTCCCTGTTGAGTATGAAGGACGTAAGCTTCCTAAGACTGGTTACTTTAAGGGAACGCCGTTCTATGGTTCTCGTGAAGACCGACTGGCACTTACCCTTCGATTCATCGATCTACTGAACAAGTATAGCAGTAATAAAGTGGTCATGCCACCCTCAGGATGGTACAACATGGATGGGGAGCAGTACGCTAAGAAGTATATGGAGAACTCATCAAGCGTACACATCTCCCCAGAATACTACCGTCGATACGGATGGGGAGAGAACGAGTCAACTTTAGAAGGGTTCCTTTGATGTTTACCATAACAGACGACAAGAGTAACAAAGACATCCCGATGGGGATGGACAGGAAGGATGCACGAGAGTACTACCTCCAGATGTGGGGCGATTTCCAAGGGAAGGTAGGAGACCCCATCATCGATAAGTTCCATGACAAGTATATCTTGAGAGCAGACTTAAGTCCCGGAGGACTGAAAGCTTTCGGAGCCGAACGAGTCGTTGCAGAGTGTGATAAGGACACCTTAGTCTATGTTGCTCCCCGGCAGGGGCATGCCCCAGACGCCATCGCCACACTTGCTGGGATGTATAACAAAAGGGTAGTGTTCTTTTCTCCGGCTTCTAACGAGGTGTCAGATCATCAAGCTTCTTTGTTCGCATACGATAACGTAGAGGTTAGGTTCATAAAGATAGCTGCGATGCCTACCTTAAACATATACGCCAAACGATGGGCCGAAGAGAACGGCGCACAATTTTTACCGTTTGGCCTTACTGGTAATGAGATGGTGACCGCAGGGTTGGTAAATATGGCAGTAAGGACAGCTTCGATCATCGGTCATGAACCCTCAGAGATCTGGTGTGCCGTATCAACCGGCACCATGATAAGAGCTCTCCAGATAGGTTGGCCTAACGCCGTACCTTATGGAGTAGCGGTTGCTCGTAACATCCATAAAGGGGAGATAGGAGATGCGATCGTTGAGACATCTAATGTACCATTCCTTAAGCCTAGCCCAATCGCGAAGGAGATGCCAGTTCCATCAACCGCAGCCTACGACGCAAAAGCATGGGGAGGATTTGCAAGAAGAGGAAAAGCAGGAGCAATCTTCATCAACGTGGGGTCGGATAACCACATCAAGAGAAACCTATCGAAGGTAGACATAAGCCGCATAAATAGTAAAAGGGAGTGGCATGACATGGAAGACATGGTCAGATGCCGCATGTATAAGAACTAACAAGAAGCCCCGTAAGGGGCTTTTTTTATAAATATAAGAAACACGGAGAATCCATGGCAGACCTTGCAAGTAAGACTACTGATGGTCGCCTTTCTTTTATCAAGTACGTCACTGACAATAAAAGGTACAGTGAGATCGAATACGAGATAGAGAAAGGAAAGTCAACTTACGTCTATACAAAGTCACGCTCAGGATTGGTCGCTGGCAGCAAAGAGCTTAAAGCTGGCACGAAGGTTAAGATAGTTGATGCTAAATTGCATGAGATATCGGGGATGAAATTAGCATCCATAAAGGTTGGATCAGTGACAGGATTTATACCTATAAACACTATACGTAAACCAACAGGTGGAAATGGTACACAGTATGAAGATGAAGTCGTTGATGCGATCACCGCATTCATAGTTGAAGCTGGAGGTAAAGTTGATATTAAGCTTAAGGGTGAAACCAAAGTATATAAAGATATCGCTTATGCTATAAAGGTTGATACTACCATAAAAAGGGCTGGAGGGGTCACAGGAGATCCAAAAGCAGACATCATACTTTGTAAAGATAAGAAAAACCCATTAGCGGCAGGATCGATATACATATCGCATAAGAAAGAAGGTGGACCAGAAGCATTCCAACAATATGGTGGTTTATCTCAACAAGCTGGTGAAGATATATACAACCATAAACTTGTACAAAAGTTTTTGAATGAAGTTGGAAAAGCTCTGAATGGAGGAAAGCTGACGCAGTTGCCGTATCCCATAATGGCAACATTTGATGACGAGAAGTTAGCTAACATGTCAATATATGGACCTGATTATGGTAAAGCATTCTCTTTACAGCATACTCAGTTGATAGGACAAGGTCAACCACAATTTAAGACTACGCGTAACGTATCTGAGCTATCATTCACGAGTCATATGAGTTTATCGGGCGATCTATCACACTTTATAGGAGGTTACCTCCCTGTGTTAGGTGCAACATTCAGAGCTGGTAGAGGATTTGAAGTAGGTGGTAAAAGGTTTTCAGGTGCACGAGTAGCCATATATCCATATAAGTTGATGGCTACTCGTTCTGGTTTAGTCACTTTTAAGTACTAATATGCTAAGATTAAAAAATTACCTCTTTGAGGAAGAAGGCAAGAACCTCCACATGGAACATGTGGAGGACCTCATATTTAACGAAGGGGTCGAAGGAGCTCGTAAAGCTATATTCTTCCTAAGAGACCTGCGTGACATGTTGGCTGGAAACTCAACGAAGAAGGTTTCAGCCACCGTCAAGTGGGATGGAGCGCCTGCGATATTCGCAGGCATCGACCCAGAGGATGGCAAGTTCTTCGTCGCAAAGAAAGGTATATTCAACAAGCAAGCTAAGCTGTATAAGACCGCCGCAGACGTTGATGCTGATACCAGCGGTGACTTAGCCGAGAAGCTTAAGGTAGCGCTTAAAGAGTTTGCTAAGCTTGGCATAAAGAAAGGCGTGTACCAAGGCGACATCATGTACACGCAGTCAGACCTTAAGAAAGAGACGATCGATGGTGTCAGCTACATCACCTTCCATCCTAACACGATCATGTACGCTGTACCGTATGATAGCGCATTAGGTAAGAAGATAAGGGCAGCAAAGATAGGCGTCGTATGGCACACCACATATGAAGGCGACGAGATCAAGTCGATGAGTGCTTCCTTTGGAAAGTCAATCGTCGAGAAGATGACGCAAGTATCATCTGTATGGATGGATGATGCAAACTACAAAGACTATTCAGGTACTGCTACGTTCACGAAAGCAGAGACAGATAAAGTTACAGAAGTTTTGTCACGTGCTGGAACGTTGTTTAGGTCAATTAGCGCGCAAACGTTAAATGCAATCTCTCAAGATGCAGATCTTATGGGCAACATAAAGACCTTCAACAACCTTAAAGTACGTAACAGTGAGAAGATCACTGATACCAAGAAGCATGTCAAGGATCTTTATCACTATATCTATGATCGGTATCAAGGCATGATCGATCGTAGAGCTACACCAGCTGGAAAGCAGAAGCAAGAAGAAGCACGTAAGAAGATCCTATCGTTCTTTGCGCATCATGACCAAAACCAGATAGTCGCTATATTCGACATGATGAACGCTATAGTCGAAGCTAAGCAACTCATCATAAATAAGATGAACTCTGCCGGTCATATCAGTACGTTCCTAAGGACAAACAACGGCTTTACTGTTACTAGCGTCGAAGGTTACGTCGCGATAGATCATCTAACCGGTGGAGCGGTAAAGATAGTTGATAGGATGGAGTTTAGTAGAGCAAACTTCTCAGCTGACATCGTCAAAGGTTGGCAGAGATGATTCGTTTCAAGGACTACTTAGTTGAAGCACAAGATGGGGTCATGACTCCTGTGCAAGCTAAGTCATCGATGAGTCCTCGTCGATGGAAGACCATCACGACTCATAAGTGGTTTGCAGACTACATGCATACACCTCAGTCAGTCGGTGTACCTATAGGATTTAAGACGAACAGACAACAGTACTTTGACGAGCTATTGGTTGCGCATGGACCTATGGGCGATGATAAGTTAAGAAGGATGCTAAGGTTCACGTTCTCTAAAGATAAGCTTATAAACATCGATCTCTACCAGAACTGGAAAGACGAGATGATAGGCGGTCACATAAAGTGGAAACACATAAAACAACTAAAGAAGACGGGCGATTAACATGCTAAAGTTTACAAACTTCATCACTGAAAAGACATGCACTTGCTGGAACGGATATAAGAGGGTTCCTGGCACTAAACCGTGTGAACCTGGTTCTTGCAAGAAGATCACGAAAGAAGACATCGATGAAGCGACATATCAAGGTCGTGACGTGCCTCTTAACAAGCCTATGGCCGGAGACGTTAAGAAGTCTAAGGTATACGTGGATCCTGATGGAGACGGTAAAGCAAAGAAGGTAGAGTTTGGAGATCCAAACATGACCATCAAGAAGCATATACCAGCTCGTCGTAAGTCTTTCCGTGCTAGGCATAACTGTGACAACCCAGGTCCAAAGGACAAAGCGCGCTACTGGAGTTGTAAAGCTTGGTGATGTATAAATAGTAAGTTCGAACAATTGTAGATGGATAAAAATGAAAAGATACAACCAGCTCTTAAAAGAGCTACCATCAAAGAAAGTAGTATTCGCGTTTGGTAGGTTCCAACCTCCCACCAATGGTCACGCGCTACTAGTCAACGCTGTCACTCGCCTAGCTAAAGCTCAGGGAGCTGACCATGTCATCTATGCTTCAAGGTCAAACGACAAGAAATCCAACCCTCTTGCGGTTGATCGTAAGGTGTATTACCTTAAGCGTATGTTCCCAAATACTACGTTCGTCGCGGCAGACGATAACGTACGCACGTTCATAGAAGCGGCTAAGCATCTAAACAAGACATACAAGAACCTGATCATGGTTGCAGGTTCTGATCGTATCGCAGAGTATAAGCGTATACTTGACAAATATAACGGAGAAAGTTTCGACTTTGACACCATAGAGGTCGTGTCGGCAGGAGAAAGGGATCCAGACTCAGACACAGCAGCTGGGATGTCAGGCACAAAGATGCGTGAAGCTGCTAAGAAAGGCGACTTTGCAGCGTTCAAGAAAGGGTTGCCTCATACGTTGACAGACCATGACGGTCGTAGGTTGATGAACGACGTACGTGAAGGTATGGGTTTAGAAGCGATCAAAGAATCGATACAGTTTAAGCGTCATGACCTAAGAGAGAAGTATCATGCTGGTTTGATATTTAAGGTCGGCGATAAGGTACTGTTTGAAGGACACACGTGTGAAGTCGTCAAGCGTGGTTCAAACCATATCCTGATACAACTGCCTGACAGCAGCATACAGAGCAAATGGCTACATCAAGTACAGATCTATGAAGATATAACTCCAGGCGGCATACACGACAAAGAGATCAAGTTTAGTGGTTATACCACTAAGAACTTCCATCACAGCGAAGATGCTGCTAAAGCATTCATAGAGACCATATCCAGGATACCTGAGCGTGATATGGAGTGTGTGCTTACCGCTTTAAGAGCAACAGACAAGTATATGGGCCTGAACGATAAAGCTATATCTGGAACGAAGTTATCTGATGCCGAACGTGAAGAATGGTTAGCTGCACATGAGAAAGCTCGTGAAGAGTTGAACAAGATTGGCGAGTTTGCCCATCACCTAGATTATTGGCACATGCATCGTCACGAGATGGAAGATGCTCATAACGATTACGTCGAGAAGGCCGATCAGATGGAAGAAGAAACGAAGGTTAAGTACACCGCTTCAGATAAGATAAAGGTCGCGCGAGTCATAGCGACGTCCTTAGGGCATGATCCAGAGTCTTCTACAAACCCAGAACTATTAGTCAACACCGCGTTGCGTCGTATGCGTAACAAAACATTGTCGAAGCAAGGCATAGAGATCGTACACAACATGCTGAAGCTTGCAGGTGAAGCCGGCATCAAGTACGACGATAAACTCTTCAAGAACCCTTCGATCGAAGAAGCTGTAGTTGGTTCATCCCTCGAAGCACCTGAAAATCAAACACTTCGCAAGATGAAGATTAGGCATCACCTCGGGGAAGAGGATGATAAGGAAGAAGATGAGTTTGATATGTCAGACGAAGACATCGATAAGATGCTCGACTCTATGAACGACGACGATTTCCTTGATGCCTATGATGATGAAGAGTTAGGCATAATTGATGATGATACCGGGGAAGAAGCCGAGGACGAAGAAGATGATGAGGATGAAGAAGACGAGAAGGAAGAAGTCAAAGAGTCTAAACTCAACGAGGTGTTAAGTCGCGCTGAACGCATAAAGACTAAGGTCCGTTTCATGCGTACCAAGAGTAAGAGAGAAAGAAGGTTACGTATCGCTCTTAAGACTAGGTCTAACACGAAGAAGGTTAACGATAGAGCTAAACGTATGGCTATCAAGACCCTTAAGCAGCGTATCGCTAAGAAGCCCTTAGAGAAACTGTCGGTTGCTGAAAAGGAACGTTTAGAGCGTTTCGTGCAACGCAACCCTCGCATCATCAACAGGATCGCTCTTAAGATGGTACCAAAGATCAGAAGGCTTGAGACAGATCGTTTAACACATAAATCATATACTAAATAATAAGTCATATATGATATGCAGAGATGCATTATACACCATATATGACTAATAAACTCGTCGAATAGGAAAAATAATGGATATAGTACAAGCTTTGAGGAGATGTTTAGCTGATTCTTTCTTGATGTATTTCAAGGCACAGTCGTATCATTGGAACGTCGAAGGTATACACTTCAGTCAATATCACGACTTCTTGTGCAATAGATCCACTAGCGGAGGAGATGAGAGCCTTAGGCGCCTACGCTCCAACCACTCTTACCGAGATGTATTCTAAGAAGACGGTGTCCGAAGCGGGAATAGTTGGAAATGAAGTTAGAGTTATGCTCTCTATGCTTCAAGACGACAACGAAGAGATCGTAAGAAATCTAAACGAAGCGTTCAAGATGGCTGATGAAGCCGGTGAACATGGACTCGCAGACTTTATCGCGGGTAGAATAGATAGTCATAAAAAGCATGGCTGGATGATTAGAGCTTCATTGAAAGGTATGTAATGGCTTACTACGCATACGATGCTATAACTCGAGAACTGCTCGGCGTTTCCGACAACGAGTTACCAACTCCCGAAAATGGTTCCACTACCGAGGTGCCGGGTGTAACTGCTCTTGAGCTTAGAGCAAATTATGAGTGGAATCCTGCAACAGTTTCTTTCGTAGAGAAGAATGGAGCAGCTAGACGTCTTATCAGTAGATTAGATTACATGAATCGCTTTACTGACGCCGAGCTTGCTGCAATTTACACTGCCGCAAGGACTGATGTAAACGTAGAAATCTGGCTTGAGAAGTTCAAGTTAGCTTCAAGTATCAACCTTGATGATCCTAAAACTTTACTTGGATTACAAGCTCTTGAAACTCTTGGGCTGATTGCAACCGGCAGAGCTGCGGAGATTCTCGCGTAATGGCTTACATTGTTGACTATGCTCTAACTTTTGGTTCAGCTGGTGCAGTAACAAACATTGCAATGAACATGCCTCAGCATCAGACTGGGGACTTACTTGTTGCTTTGGTTACTATGAACGCCGGCGCTGCATCTGTAGGTGCAGGTTCTACTCCTGCTGCGGGTAGCTGGGTTGTTGCTTCTGACGCAACAGTTACAGCAAATACATTTACTTTCTTAAGATGCTTAGCGACCGCTAGCACTAACGTCTTAGCATTAACCACTACAGACGATTACTGCTGTGCCGTGATTTCAATCAGAGATCATGGTGGTACTACCGCAACCAACGCAGTCAACGTAAGCAACATTGTTGGTACGAATACCGCATCATCTACGCCAGTGAATACCGCAGTAACTCCAACTGTAAATGATACGTTAGTTCTATACATGGTATCAGTTGCAGGTGCAGCAACGATGGCACACACTCCACCAGGCATACACCACCTAATCG